TTAACACAGAATATCAAGGCTGCTTGAAAGGCATTGATATTGAAATACCCAAATACCGAGAACAAGCATAACGGAGGAATTAAAATGTATATAGTAAGGAAAGACAGGAAAGGCTGCTGCGCATTAGAGCATATAACGGCAATATATATTGCCGGCGACAAGTGCTCAATAAATTGTGATTTCCAATCCGGGCAAGGAATGAAGCTCGGGCAGTATGCATTGCCTGAGGACGCAGAAGCAGCGCTTGAACTGCTTCTTGATAATATCGGAAAGACAGAAGTATTTTATATGCCGCAGGACGATACCATACGCGCCAGGCATAACGCAGCAAGAGATTTCCGCAATAATCATAACGGCAGAAAGCCGCAGCGTCACGGAGGTTCGTAATGGGACAAGCAAGAAACTGGACTTCCGCAGAGATTGAGTTTTTAGAGGAAAAATGGGGAGAGGTACCCATTCCGACGCTTGCAAAACGTCTTAACCGTTCGATAAATGCAGTGAAAATAAAAGCGGCGCGTCTCGGACTGGGAGCGATGCTTCAAAGCGGTGATTATATTACTTTAAACCAGCTCGCCGCAGCTGTCAAAGGAAACAGTTATGGCAGCGGATACATAACAGAAAGTTGGGTAAAAAACAGACATCTTCCTGTACATAAGAAGAGGGTTAATAATTGCAGTTTCAATGTAGTATATCTTGAGGATTTTTGGAAATGGGCTGAAAAAAACCGTTCATTTATTGATTTTTCAAAGATGGAGCCGATGATACTCGGAAAAGAGCCAGAGTGGGTACCGGAACAAAGACGAAAAGATTATGACGCGGACGCACTTCAACGTAAGACTCGTTGGACTACATATGAAGATGAACGGCTTAAGTTTCTGCTAAAAAAACAAAAATACGGTTATGCTGAGATTTCAGAAATGCTGCATCGGTCGGCGGGAGCTATTCAAAGAAGATGTATTGACATTGGAATTAAGGAGCGTCCCGTTAAAGCAGACAACCATAAGAGCGCATGGACAACTGAAGATTATGACATCGTGACCGAAGGGATAAAAAGCGGAGATAGTTATTCTGTCATAGGTAAAAAAATAGGTAAGTCAGAAAAAGCAGTGCGCGGAAAGGTTTATAGTATTTATCTAACAGAAAATGCAGATAAAATCCGCGCAATGATAGGTGATGGTAAATGGGGCGATGGAGCTCCGGAGCCAACAGTAAAACAGGCGTTTCATCTTTCGAGCTATCACAGCGAATGCAGAAAGCAGCTGTCATATCTTGCGGGACTGCTAAAGTATCACAGAAATCAACTCGGATACGACCCGTATTGGCAACGTTTTATGTGTAAAAACTGGGACGATTATGAAGGTTGTAAGGCAGATTGTGATAATTGCGATGAATGTGCAGAATTTGAGCGGATTAAACCTCAATATTGCGCAAGGTGCGGCACAACTTTTTACGAGAAAAAGGAAAACCGTTTTTGCGCAGATTGCAGAAGAGCAAGAAAGAAGAAAGCACAGAAAAAGTGGTGTATTTTAAATAAAATGTAACGGAGGAATAAATGATATGAAAACAAAAGTATTAATCAACGGGAAAGCCGTTGACGCGGTTTTGGACGATGAACAAGTTAAGGCTGCGTTGGAGATAAAAAAACACACCGGATTAGAACATCCGGGCTATGACGGTTTTATATATAATCTAATTGGCAGTCAGTATACCGATAGCGCGCGCGAGACACTTACTCCGCGCGAATTTTCGGACGAGCAGCTGCGCGATGATTATGTACGGGCAATGGACATTTACAGGCGGCTGGTTGAGGCAGCGGCAATGTTGAACAGCGCGCCGATTGATAAGTTGGATATGGACATACCAAAATATCATTTATATTGGAGCAATTACAACAAAATGCTTTCGAGCGATGATATATGCACTATGTGCGACACAAAGGTTTTGTTTGAGTCCAAAGAAGCCGCCAAGAAAGCCATAGACATAGTAGGCGAGGATGACCTGATATGGTTATTCAGAGATTTTCAGCCGTATATCGGGGCGTATAAGACGGAGGAATAAATGATGAACAGATTAACAAAAGCATACGACAGCGGCAAAGTAACGCTTGACGCGGAACACTTCAAACCGCTTGTGCAAGAGGCTATAGACGCGGAGATATCAGCGTCACCGATGCTTAAGACAGTGACCCGGCGGTTATATGAATATGAGGAGGAAAACATAATGAAATCTAAATTACGACATAAGTCATACAAAATAACAGCCGGTTTAATAGTGGGTCTGACAATACTAACTGCAGTAGTTTTGGCGGTTAGCGCAGTATACATTGCGCTTTGGTTTTTTCCGGTACCCACTATGATAATCTGTATAGGCACAACGTCTTACGCGTTCGCAAAGAAGATTATACGGTTATGTGCTGTTGGAGGTAATGGAATGAAAAGAAAATGCAAGTCGTGTTTTAGATACATAGAAGATTGGCGTGACGCAAAGGCGAAAGGCTTAAAAGAAAGAGACAGGCTTGGTTATAAGCCGCGCAATGGAGTTACGGCGAAGTGCCTGAGCGTTCATAAAGATGAGCCTGTGAGCGCAAGCGACAAAGGCTGTAAATACCACAAATACAGATGGTCTTGGAATTTGGAAATGTGGTGGAGCTCTGTTTCCTATAAATTCGGGAGGTGGGTTTGTGAGCATATTATATGTCCGATTGGCGGTTTGCGTAAGCCCGTGCCGCTTGAATGGGTTGATAGCTTTAACAGAATAACTGATGAAATCATCAAGAAAGGGGAACCAAAATGCCCGCATTGCGGAGAAATGCCCTACAGCATTGAGCAATGTGTGTTTTGCGGACAACGTTTCATACAGGAGGACAATGACAATGAAAGCAGTATTACTAAGCATAAAGCCTAAATATTGTGAGCTAATAGCAAACGGGCGGAAAACGGTTGAAATACGTAAGACGCGTCCGAAAATAGATACGCCGTTTAAGTGTTATATTTATTGCACAAAAGAAAAAGTGCCGGGCGAGATACTTTTGCGTAATGGGGAAGTTTTCGGGCAGAATAAAGGTTTTAGGCAAAATGGTGACATTCCTCTTGCAGGCAAAGTCATAGGCGAGTTTGTGTGTGATGAAATCGAAGATTTTTCAAATTATAGCGTCATAGCTCAGTATTTGAAGAATAGAAAATGCGGTTACGGTTGGCATATATCCGACCTAAAAATCTACGACGAGCCGAAAAACCTTGACGAGTTTGAGAAGCCGTGTTCGCGTGACTGCAAAAACTGTAAGTATTGGTATTCTGGTTCGCCTATTGATTACGAGCCGCCCTGTTGTGAATGGGAGGGGTATGTTATACAACGCCCGCCGCAGAGTTGGTGTTATGTTGAGGATTTGGAGGAAAATTAAAGTAACAAATAAAAAGAACGCCATACAGAATTACTCTGCAGACGCTCACCCGATACAATTATTATATCAAAATTTTGAGCGAAAGTCAAGGTGATTTTGTGGCTGTGGAATCAATGGAAAACGTAAAAAAATGGTTAAATCGCGGATATCGAATATATGATAATATAAAGGCGCTTGAAAAAGCAAAGCAGAGAGCTTGGGAGATGGCTACGAGCACAACACCGGTTTTACACGAAAGGGTGCAAGAGTCACACGGAAACGGTACGGAGAATAAGATAACGGCGTACCTACAGTATGTTAATCAGATAGAACAGTCCAAAACGAAGTTGTTCATCGTATTGTCTGAGATTGAAGATACAATAATGAGGGTAGAGGATAACATCTTACGGAGCCTACTTACATACCGTTATCTTGATTTTATGACTTGGGAGAATATTGCTGTTGAAATGAATTATAGTTATATGCAAGTATGTCGTTTGCACGGTAAAGCATTGCAATTGATAGAAGATGTTATAGAATGTTATACATAACCTGTGTTATAATGTAAACTGCAGAAAAGCATATAAGACATATACATATGTTCACCTCTCGGTATTATGCGGTGGTATCCGCTAAAACCTATGTCTTATGTGTGATGCTTAATATAATTCTTTAAAGGGCGTAGCTTTTGCTGCGTCCTTTTGATTATGACGGAGGCAATTATGAAATTTGAGAATAAGGATCAAGTAAAGGCGTGGCTTCGTACATTGCCTGACGCCCAAAAGGAAATGAAACTCAAGATAGACTTTTACAACATCCTGATAAATGACCTTGCGAGAATAGACAAGGCAGACGAAAAGCTGCTAAGACTCAGACCGGAAGCCGATACATATAAAACAAGCATATCAAACATTGAGTATTACCGAAATCAGATCACCGAGTGCCGCCAAAAATACGAGTGCATGCTTGATGATCTGAACCGCCTGTCAAAGCTCCTGACAGCTGATGAAAACGCCATTATAACAGCTAAATACTTAAAAGGCGCCACGTGGGACGCAATGGAGTTTATGGTGTTCTTTAGCCGCCGGCAGTGTTTCAGGATACTGGACAGAGCACTGGAAAAGCTGATCGGACAGTCGGTCAATGGATAATGTTATTATATGACAAACTGCTTCCTATGTGGAGACGGTTTATATATTTTCATTTTAATAGATTTTAATTGAAAGGGGTGTGTATAATGCTAAAGCCAAAACAGAAAAAGTGCATAGAATTGATGCTTCAAGGTGATTTACAACAGAAGCAAATAGCCGCACTGATTAAAGTTACAGAACAGACCATTTGTAATTGGAAAAGAGATGTTCCTGAATTCATGCAAGAATATAACCGATTGTTAAAACAGTCAATTCAATCGGTTGCGTCTAAAGCGTTTCGCACCCAAACAAAACTTTTGGACGCTAAATCCGAAATGGTAAGATATATGGTATCAAAGGATATTCTTGATAGGGCAGGGTTCAAGGCAACTGACAAAGTTGAGTATAGTGCAGCAAGTGATTTTGTGTTTAATATTCTTCCGGCAAGCGAAAGAACTGACGCAGAATGAATGTATATGTAAATGACGCGTATATTCCTTATTTAAACGATGACACACCGACGCAGATTTTTTATGGTGGCAGTTCATCGGGTAAGTCGTTTTTTCTGGCGCAGAGGGCGGTTATGGACGTCTTGAAGGGGCATAATTATTTGATTGTGCGAAACGTGGCAAATACAATAAAACGCAGCGTTTATAACCAGATAGTCAAGACGATTATAGCCTTTAATTTAAGTGAAGCTTTTCAAATGTCAAAAAGTGAGATGGTTATCACTTGTAAACATAACAACCGTCAAATTCTTTTCGGTGGTTTGGACGACCCTGAAAAGCTAAAATCTATAACTCCTATTGACGGAGTTATTACGGACATATGGATTGAGGAAGCGACCGAGACAGCGCTAGAAGCTTATAAGCAGCTTACAAAGCGTTTAAGAGGAGCTACACCTGACGGAATAGGTAAGCGCGTTATATTCAGCTTTAATCCGATACTCCAAACGCACTGGATACATCGCGAATTTTTCGATGGTTGGGACGACAGCAAAACTGTTTACAATGACGATAAGCTGCTTATTCTAAAGACCACGTATAAGGATAATAAGTTCCTAACAGCAGAGGATATCGCGCTGCTTGAGAACGAAACTGACCCGTATTTTTATAACGTCTACACGCTCGGCAATTGGGGAGTGTTGGGGAAGGTTATATTTACGAACTACCGAACAGAAGATTTGTCGGGGCAGATTGATAGTTTTGATAATATCTATAACGGCATTGACTTCGGCGTGGTTGACCCAAATGCTTTTATACGGGTACACGTAAATGAGGGGCAAAAGCAGATATACGTGTTTGACGAATATAAGAAGTCAAATGTTCTGATTGATGAGCTCACCGACGAGCTAAGCAATCGGATAGCAAGAGATGAATTTATTATCGGTGACCCACAGGGAAAGCAGTCAATTCTTGAACTGAACAATCGTGGTATAACGGTTATTCCGGCAAGGAAGGGCGGGGGCAGCATAAACGACGGCATAAGCTGGCTTAAGGAATATGAAATAATAATTGATGTGCGTTGTCAGGAGTTCAAAAATGAGATACAAGCTTATCATTGGCTGGAGGATAAATATGGGAATGCTCTGCCGAAACCGGTTGATAAGGATAATCACTTAATCGATGCGCTCAGATACGCAACGGAGCCGTGCAGGCTCGGCGCGTCTGTTAAGGCAGCGGAAAGGCTATAGAACAATGTGTAATCATTTATGGAAAACAGTAGGCGATGTTCGGGTGTGTGTAAAATGCGGACTTACGATACTCGCAAACGGAAAAGTTTATTTTGACCGGTATTTGCCGAATTACTTACAAAAACGAAAGGGTAATAAAAAATGAGAACTTCAAGGCTCAGAACTGAAAATGAATTATATCCCGATTATTCGGATGCGATAGATATTATAGACGAGCGCGGCATAAATAATGAACTGCTACACAAAATCATTAAGCGGCATAAGCCGAACGCGCTGTACAACCGCTCTTTGTTCAAGCGCTATGAAATGCTGGAGTTTGAGGTGCCTATCTTAAACCGCACACCGCGTTTTAAGACGGGAAAGGGCAAGCCGATAAATAATAAACTGGCTAATGACTTTTTCGGCGAGATAGTCGATTTTGCAACAGGATATTTTGCAGGCAAGCCTATTGCATACAGCTACTCGGATACCGAAGAAAGTATTGAGGACACGGGAAATGACGAAGCAGTTCGCAAGGCGACGAAAGCGTTAACTGATTTTGTGACGCGCAATAATATGTTTGACCGTGATATGGAGGCGACGCGCTTTGCGTCAATATGCGGTTATGCGGGACGACTGTTCTACCGTGACCCGGACGGGTGCGAGCGCGTTATGATACTTCCGGCATACGAGACGATTATACTTACAAAGACAGACATAACCGAGCCCGAATATGCGGTTCGGTATTTTTATAATCAGGACCTTAATGGCAATGTTATATGGAATGCTGAATTTTACGACAATGAAGAGGTTGTATATTACAAAGGTTCGTCTGTAAGCTCACTTGCGGAGGTCAAGCGGGAACCGCATTATTACGGCAGCTGTCCGCTTCAAGGCATACCGCGCAACAGTGAGATGATGGGCGACCCCGAAAAGGTTATGACGCTGATAGATGCGTACGACCGTTGCACAAGCGATTGTTCAAATCAAATTGAGGGTGAGGTCAATTCTAAGACGGTTTATAAGAATGTTAAAACTGACGAAGAAGAAATTCAGAAATCTAACATTACAGGGGCAATACAGTTTATGGACGTGACCGGCAACGGTGATATATATAAACTGCAAAACAACGTTAACGATAACTTTACGGAACACCACTTGGAACGCCTTAAAAATAATATCTATCGTTTCAGCAAAACGCCGAATTTGTCGGACGAGACCTTCGGCACGGCAAGCGGTGAAAGTTTAAAGTTCAAACTGACGGGACACGAGGCAAAATGCGGAATGTTTCAGGCTAAGATGATGAGTGCGGGCGTTTATATGTTTAAGCTGCTTGCATACTGTTTTAACGCACGCAAAATAGCCTTTGCCCCGCTTCAGTGCGTGATGTCATTCTCACGTAACTTCCCTATTGCAATGCTTACAGAAGCGCAGACAGCACAGGCGTTAATCAGTGCGGGTGTGCCCGAGAAAATTGCATATTCGGAGGCTTTGTCGTTTGTGGACGATATAAATTATCTGATGCAGCTTAAAGACGAGGAGAAGGGCAATATTCCGTCTCTTGAGGACACGATTAAAGAGGACTTTGAGGAAGCAGAGGACGAGCCCGAAGAAGAAATTGAGGAATAGTCAATGACGTTGGATAAATTACTACTGCAGGTAAGGCGAATTGCCGAGCATAGGGAGTTGGAGGCGGAAAAGCATATAAGGGCTGCGTATAAGCAAGTGCTTAAGGAGCTAAAACAATTTATCGGCTATGAATATGCAAATCTTGCAGAGAACGGAAAGCTTACATATGACATTTTAGCTAAAAAGCAGCAACAGGCCCGGTTCCTTGAAGAGGTACAGCAGCACATTGACGGTATTGCACCCGAAATACAAAGCGAGATGACAAAGCATGTAGGTTCGGTGTATAATTTGAGCTACAACGGAATGGTCGAAGCGGCTGCATTATCCGCACCCGCTGAGGTCAACGCAGCGCTTAAGGGCTTAAGCTATGTGCAGCCTATGCAGGTAAAGGCGGGCGTCGACAACGCGCTCATCAACAAAATAATGCTAAACGACATACTTGAAAAGAACCGCAGAAGCGTTATATATGACCTGAAGCAAGCGATAAACATCGGACTGACAAACGGTGATACAGTTGATATGACAGCGCGGCGCATATCGAAGGTGCTTGACGGTGACTACAAAAAGGCCGTGCGAGTTGCAAGAACCGAGACGCATCGAGTACGTGAGGCGGGATTTTACGAGGGCGCAAGGGATTTTGATGAGCAGCTCAAATCAACAGACACAAATATGCGCATGGTAAAAATCTGGCGTACAATGAAGGATGAACGCGTAAGACCGCAGCGGCGCAAAAAAGGAAAGGGCGGAAAATGGTCAACCAAAATGGGACACGGAGCTAATCATATGATAATGGACGGGCAGACCGTGCTTGTCGATGAGAAGTTCACGCTCTCAGATGGAAACGTGACGGACGCTCCCGGTCAGAGCGGTATAGCCGCGCAGGATATTAACTGTCGCTGCTTTGTACGTTATAAGCTGATGAGTGAAGATGAATATATTCAGCTCACAGGCAAAAATTTTGCGGGAAAAGCGTTTACAAATGTTGAGAATAGTGATATAATAAAAACAGTAAACGACTTGCAGGTTAAAGGGCTATCCATTCATGCGTCAGAAAGAGCAAGAGAAAGAGGTATTACCGAGTTATCAATTCAAGAAGCATTACAAACGCCATTACATATCAAGGAGCCTATAATAGATGTTTATGGTAGAAAAAGCCAAAGATTTATCGGCGAAAAGGCAACTGTAAATATTAACCCTGACACCGGAAATATTATAACAATATGGAAAACAGGAAAAGCCATATTAAGGAAGTACAAGAAAGAGTGATTTTTATGAATGAAACGCAGGTTAACTTTATACAATCCATCGGTTTAACTAAAGATACTCCTATGGATATTATTGAAGACAGAGTTGCTAAATATTTAGAAACAAAAGGTTTTGACAGAAATTATCGGCCTACAGCAGAAGGTTTAATATGTGAAAGTATATTAGACCTTATTGGCGATACTTTATAAAAGGAAACAAAGTGAAAGAAAATAAAATAACGTTTATAGACGGCTCTTCTCAAGAGCAAAAAAAGGCAGTAGATGATTTTTTGCAGACGGTTAGCGAAGAGGAACATAAAAGAGCTATGTCAGATGAATTTGCATATCTTGACGAGGAATAAGAACTAAACTTAATAATAAAAAGCAATTACTTCGACAGTAATCGCTTTTTATGTTCCGCCAACAATTTAATATATTAAGCACTTTGCAAAATGCAGGGTGCTTTTTTGTGTCCTTTTGAGTGATTGATTGCCGTGCAACTCGGCAAAAGGGCTTTTACAATGTGGGGTCGGATATTGCAACTCTCGGAATGTGGGGCGATATACGGCAACTCGAAAATATTTTAAAATACGTGGGCTTGCATTTACAACTCTCGGAATGTGGGGTAAATGACAGGAACTCGAACAGGAGGTTATATATTATGACAATTGAGGAATTGACTAAACAGCTTGAGGAAGGGAAGATAACGCAGGAACAGTTTGACGAGATGGCAAGGATATTGGGTTTAAATCCAAATCCAGACCCCAACCCGGAGCCGGAGCCGAAGCCAAACGCAGGGTCTGCTTCCGGTGACGAGTCCGATAATCTTGAAGAGATTATTGCGCGTGCTGTTGACAAAGCAACAAATAAGCTTGGCAATGAGAATAAGAGACTCAAGGACAGTCTTGAAAAGCTGCGCAAGAGAAAGCTGACGGCAGAAGAGCTTGCAGAAACAGAGCGCCAAGAAAAGGAAGATGCGTTGGCAGAACGCGAGGCGGCGGTTAAGGCGGCGGAAAATCGTATGCTTGCTTTAAAGCTGATTAAGAAGTCAGGGCTTGACAGCGGCGATGAAACGGCGATACAAATCGTTGACTTGGTTATGGGCGAGGACGAAGAAGCTATTTCGGAAAATGTTACAGCTCTTAAAAAACTGATTGACACTTTGGTTGCAAGAGAGGTCGATAAGGCGTTTAAGTCCACCGGTCGTAAGCCCGCGAGGGGTAAAAGCGGCGGTGCACAAAACAACCCTTTCAGCAAGGACTCGTATAACCTCACGGAGCAAATGCGGCTCATAGAGGAAAATCCCGAGCTTGCAGAACAGCTTAAGGAAGAGGCAGGTGTATAAATATGTTGGTTAAGACTGGCGATTTTATTAAAAGAGATGAGGCAGAGTATGAGGTTATCATTGCAGATGAGAACCTTTTTGTCATTGGTGATGTTAGGTATGACGATATCGAAGGATGTTGTACAACCTCATACGAACGACTTGAAGCTTACAGCAATATAGACTCAATTAATACACTTGAGCAATTGGGCTTTGAAAAAATACAAAATTTATAATAACAGGAGGAATAAAAGATAATGGCAATTACAAAACTTTCGGATATGGTAGTTGTTCCGGAAAAATTTGCGAGCTATGTTGAGGACAGAACTGTAGAGAAGTCGCTGATGGTTAACAGCGGCATTGCATCAGCGGACGGAACTGTAGCTCAGCTGATAAACGGAACACCCAAGGGCGGCAGATTTATAGAAATCCCCGCTTGGAATGAGCTGGAGGGTGACCCGTCGGTATTCGGCGAGACTGCTCTTGAAGCAACAGGCATTACAACTAAGTCGTGGACAGCAACGCTGCAGATTTGGCAGAAGGCGTGGGGTGCGACCGACCTTTCAAAGGTTCTCGGCGGCGCGGACCCGATGGCGGCAATCGCAAATCTTATTGCGGATTGGAGAAATATCCACGAACAAAAGATTTACCTTGCTATGTTAAAGGCAATTCTTGACCCGACTTCGGGCGCGCTTAAGGCGCATATAAACGATATATCGGCAGGCAGTGGAGACGCCGCGAATATTTCGGACGGCGCAACACTTGATACTAAGCAGGTTCTCGGAGATAACTACGACAGGCTTGGTATGGTGTTTATGCATTCGGCCGTATATACATATCTTCAGAAGAACGGTATGATTACGCGTAATCCGATATTCGACCCGTCGCAGAGCTCGGTCGAGATGGAAAGATATCTCGGCTATGCTATAAAGGTTGATGACGGTATGCCGGTAACGGACGGAGTATACGATACATACTTCCTCGGCAGTGGCTGCTTTATCCGTGAAACGGGTACGCCCGACGGACTTATTACCACAGAGACCGACCGCGACAAGCTGGGCGCTGAGGACTATCTCATCAACCGCTGGGCGCAGGTTATTCACCCGAGGGGCTTCAGCTGGAATACAAAAGCGGAGCTTGCAAACGGCGATAAGTATCCGTCACTTGCAGACCTCGGCAAGGCGGAGAACTGGGAGCTTGCAACAAATGACAAGAAGGTTGCAATCGCTTGCTTAAGACACAAAATCGGCTGATAGGAGGCTTTAAGATGAGCTTAACATTTCATAACAGACGGCGCAGGTTAAGAGCGAATGAGGCTGTAAAAAATGAGTCTGAAAGCGCTTCAAAGCCTTCTGCAAAGTCTGTGAAAACGACAAAAAAGAAGTAGGTGACGCCTTATGACGACAGCGGAGCTTACACAGCTTAAAATCCCGATTACTCCGCCCGATGATACGGCTTGTATGTATGCCGAATGTGCACTTGATTGGATAAATAACAATACAAGTTTAAGTTATGATTTAAATAATCTTCCCGAATGTCTCCCGCCCGGCGTGAGGCTTTTTATTTTGAAGTATTATGAGCTGATGAATAACAATCCGGGTGTTACCTCTGAAAGTATATCCGGAATGTCTCAGTCATTTGCAAGTTCAGACAGAACGGGTTTGCTTCTTTGGCAGTACGCAAGCGAGCTTTTGGGCGAGTATATGACGGGAGCTGTTAAGGCGGTACCTACGGAGGCTTTATGGGAATAAAATTCAAGGTCACTGCAGATGTGAAGAACCTCAAAAAAGCCTTTGCGGAGCTTAGCGCGTTAAATGGGCGCAAGGTTTGTATAGGCATACCGGCAGGTTCTAAACAGGCTCAAATCGCGGCAATCCACGAGTGGGGGCTCAGTATAACGGTTACGGATAAAATGCGCAGATGGTTCTTATCTCAGGGACACCCGCTTAAAGCCTCAACAACGCAAATAGTTATTCCCGAACGTTCGTTTTTCCGCGCAGGTATGAACACCGAGGGCAAAAAGGCACTTAAGAATTACACAAGGCTGCTGCCTTCGGTGCTAAGCGGAAAGATGTCGGCGGAAGCGTTTTTAGAGGGCTTGGGCGCGGAGATTTCCACCGTTATAAAGGAGTATGCAACCGATTTGGCGAGCCCCGCAAACAGCGGGTTTACGACAGAGAAAAAAGGAAGCTCAAACCCGCTTGTAGATACGGGAAGTATGATAGGCGCAATAAATTACGAGGTGAAGTAATATGCAGTATTTTAACTTTTCGCGGCTGATACGCAAGTACAGCCGCCCTTTTACGTGCGAATTAAAGGACGCGGGCGGCTATGATGATTTGGGCGAGTATGTTACGCCGACCGACGGCGTTATAACGATGAACGGCGCGATATTTTCGGCGCTCGAAGCGAAGCGTTATCAGCCCGACGGGGTTTACAGCGAAAAGGACAAGATATTATATACTCTTACGCCTATTAATAACGCCTTGCTCGGTGCTGAAGTGATATTTAAGGATAACGTTTACTCTGTCGAGAATTCCACCGGAGCCGATGATGCAGAGTTTACGGGAGTGTACACCTATCGGCTTAAATGGGTCAGCGTATTTGAGAGGAGAAAGCAATGATTGATTTGGATAAAATTCGATTAGTTATTGTCGGTGGATTAAAGGGCGCTTTGGGCGCTCCGGTAATACGCAGCAATACTGTTGCGCCACTTCCTAAACTGCCTTTTTGCAGTTATACAATATCGGATTTGCTGGAAAACTCGGGCGGTACGTGGGCGCAGTATGAAGACGGCACGGACAGAATTCCCGCTAAGCAGATATGGAGTATAACCGTAAATGCGGAGGATTACGGCTCTTGCACTAAGCTTGCACTTACCGCACACGACTTTTTCTCAAAGAGTGGTGTAGAGCTTCTTAAAAAAGCAGGGATTGTGGTTGAAAATGTCGGCGCAATAAAAGCGCGTGATACGGTGCTTACAGTCGACTATGAATACAGGCAGGGCTTTGATGTAAGACTGGGCGTAATGAATGAAATGCCGAATACCAAACAAGGCATTGACGGCGTGGAGATAAACGGAAAAATGCTAGAGACAGGAGGAGATTAATATGGCAAACGGCATTATCGCCGTTAAAATTCCGCGCGATGAATATACAGCGATGAAGTCTGAGCTTGAGCGGCTCAGAGCGGAAAACGCTGCATATAGCGCGGAACTTAATAAATTAAAAGCAGAAAAAGCTAAAACAACAAGAAGGAAAGAAGGGAAAGAAAATGGCTAATGATGTAGTTGTAAAAATTGATATAAGAAAGCCGGCGGGCAAGCTCGGATTTGGTATACCTCTCATACTTTCGGTCGGCAAGGCTGTTGACTACAAGGAGTGTACCGAACTTGCAGACGTTATTGGCGCAGGTTATGCAGTGGACAGTCCTACATATAAGGCGGCATCAATTATGCTTGAGCAGAACAACGCGCCCGCTTCATTCGCCGTCTTGGGTGTGACTTCAGCAGAGACAATGGTTGAAACTCTTACGGCGAATGCCGATAAAGGCTGGCGCAGATTAGTAATTATCGGTGCAGAAGCAGCAGCGATAGCGCCTGTAAAGGAGTATATAAACACGAAAGATGATAAAATGCTCTTTGTTGTTGTGCCGAATACGGAGGGGCTTACCGCACTTGGTAACGGAGATAGGACTGTCGGGTTTATTCACAGCAACCCCGCTGCGGCTGCGGCTCTGGCTGGCGAAGCGTCAGGTCTTAATCCGGGCGGCTTTACATATAAGAATTTGATTTTAAACGGCATTGAGCCTATGAAGTTCACAGAAACGGAGCTTAAGGAAATACACGATAAAAACGGACTTACGTTTGTCCAAAAGGCGGGCGATAATGTAACGTCCGAAGGCAAGGCAATGAGCGGCGAGTATATAGACATTATCGACAGTAAAGATTGGGTAATCAGTCAGATTGTTTATCGCACGCAGAAGCTGCTTAACACTCTGCCGAAGGTTCCGTATGATAATGTCGGTATTACACTTCTTGAAAACGTTTGCCTTACCGTTCTTAAAGAAGCGGCTGGAATGGGTATGATTGCCTATGATGAGAACGGACGCTATTTATACACAACGGATTACGCACTGCGCAGCGAAACAGACGCAACCGACAGAGTTGAGCGCAAGTATATCGGCGGCAAATTCAGCTTTGAACTTGCAGGCGCAATCCATACGATTACGGTAAATGGCGAAATTTCGATATAGGAGGACTGAGAAATGGCTAATATCACTACATTTGACAGTAAGGATTTAATTGTCACGGTTAATGATGTGAATATTACGGGGCTTGGCGAGGACGGAGCTTCAGGTGAAAAGGACGAGGCGTTTTTCTCCACATCTTACGGAGTTCAGGGCGATTGTGTTGTAAGTGTTACAAACAACGACCTCGGAACCGTAACTATTACATTGCAAAAGACAAGCCCGCAGTATGCTTATTTGCTGGGGCTTGCTAAGAAAAAGGAAAAGTTCCCGCTTTGGTGCCGCAACAGCAACACAGGTGAGGTTTTCGGCGGAACACAGGCGGCGCTTGAGAATTATCCGGCGTCCGAAAATGGAATGGAACACGCCGACGGCGAGTTTGCGTTTAAGGTGTTCGACTATTCATACACGGCGTAAAAATCACAGGAGGATTTTATAATGGAAAAATTTAAGCAGGTAAAAAAGACTATTGACGGGACTGAATATACAGCGCAGTTTAATGGATTATCCGCAGCGCTTCAGGCTGTAGACGACAGCTATATCGACGGCTCGAGCAATACCTCGACTTTTAAGATGGCGAAATATGTTTTAGAGAACGTTATCGTGTCTCCGAGAAAAGAAGTGGACGATTTCGAGAATGCTGAAGCGCTCAACAAGGTTATCGACTTCGGTAGAGAGGTAATGCAGGGAACCTTTCGGGAAACGCAAGACAAAGGCGGAGCTAAAGAAAAGGGTAGAAAGTAATTGGGCGTATTGGAGACTTATATTTAGCGATATAGGTAACTTTACGCACGATTACGTGTTTAATAAAATGACGCCGCAAGAGGTCTTGGAGGCAAATATTGCACTCGATAAGGCTATTAAGCAAATTGAGGCGGCGCAAAAAAGGAAAGGGCGGTGAGGTAAATGGACAGCATAAGTCAAAATGCTGTTGAAGTTGACGTAAAAGTGAGTAACGGCGATGCGCTCGATAAGCTTGCGGGGAATATGGAAAATATTAAAAAGCTCGCAGGCGGAGGAGTTGATGACCCGTATAAGAAGCTTAAAACATCGGCAAATCAGGCAAGTGACGGGATAAGCAAGATATCGTCAAATGTAAACAAGACTACAGACGCATTAAAGGGTGGCGAGTCCAAAGCCTCATCGTTTACCGATAAGCTTAAAGCAATAAAGGATATTACCTTTGACAAGGCAAGGTCGGGCGCAACTAAATTTACGGCAAAGCTCAAAGAGGCAGCAAGCGTCAATTTTGATAAGCTGAAAAGCGGAATAAGTAACGCTACTTCGGCACTTGGCAAGGGTGCGCTCAGCGCCGCAAAATTCACAGCTAAGGGCATAGGGCTTGCCGCTACGGGAATTGCCACTTTGACAGGTCTTTCGGTAAATGCCTACGGTGATTATGAACAGCTTGTCGGCGGTGTTCAGACGTTGTTCGGAACGGGCGGACTTGGAATAGAGGACTATGCCGTTTCTGTCGGAAAATCTGTTCAAGACATCAAGAGTGAATATGACGGGCTGATAGCCGCACAGCAGAGCGTGCTTACCAATGCAAACAACGCGTATAAGACTGCGGGAATGTCAGCCAATAATTATATGGAGACAGTCACAGCGTTTTCCGCATCACTTAAGCAGAGCTTTGACTCAACGCCCAAAGGAATAAAGGCGGCGGGCGACGCTGCAAATAAAGCTGTAATCGCAATGGCTGATAACTCAAACAAGCTCGGCACGCCTATGGAGTCAATCCGTGATGCGTATCAGGGCTTTGCAAAGCAGAATTACACAATGCTTGATAACCTAAAGCTTGGCTACGGCGGCACAAAAACCGAGATGGAACGACTTTTAAAGGATGCACAGGCGTGGACAGGTGTAAAATACGACATAAATAATTTGGCTGATGTATTCTCTGCGGTCAGCGCTATTCAGGACAAACTTGGTATTACAGGGACGACGGCAAAAGAAGCAAGCGAGACAATACAGGGGTCGGCTCTGGCAATGAAAGCGTCTTGGGGCAATTTGCTTACATCGTTTGTGAGCGGCGGAAGCGACTTTGACCAATGCGTTGATAATATGATAGAGTCCGTCAAAACATTCGGCAAAAACGTACTTCCCGCTGTTCAGAATGCTCTTGGCGGCATAGGAAAATTCATTGAAGAAATGGCGCCGATTATAGCGGCAGAATTGCCGGGACTTACGGAGCAGATTTTACCACCCCTTATAAAAGCGGCAGGTTCTGTTATGCAAGGGATTATTAAGGCACTGCCGACTATTGTCGGTGTGCTGATTAAGGAAATACCCGGAATAGTCAGAATGATAGCTGATGCTGTCGGTCAAGCCTTTGGAGACAGTTTTCCGTTCATCAACACGTTTGCTTCGGCAATATCAGGCTGTGCGGACGGCATAGGAAAGGCGGTACCGTTTATTATTGCCGGAGTTTTGGCATTTAAGGGCTTTAGCATTGTAAAGACAGCAGCAGGATTTTTGAAGTCATTCAAAAAACCGCTTGAAACCACAAGCAAGGCGTCTAAAGGACTGCTTACATCAGCAAAGGCGTTTGCACTTATGGCTGTGGGTGTTCTTGCAATCGCTGCAGCGTTTGCCATACTCGCACATTCCGCAATAGCTCTTGCGCAGGCGGGTCCGCTTGCGATTGGTGTAATGGGCGGTATGGTTGTAGCGGTTGCTGCGTTGGGACTTGGAATGATGCTTCTTTTAAAGTCCCTCAGCACAGTAGGCGCCGAAGCAATTAAGGGCGCGGCGGCTATGGCAATACTCGGAGGTGCGTTAATATTAATCAGCGCGGGCTTTGCACTGCTTACACATTCTGCTATATCTCTTGCCAGTGCAGGTCCGCTTGCAATCGGTGTTATGGTCGGATTGGTTGCGACCATAGCTTTACTTGCGGTAGGTGCGGCAGCAATCGGACCCGCACTTACCGCAGGGGCTGTAGGGTTTATTGCATTCGGTGCAGCAATACTTTTGGCAAGCGCAGGCATATATTTAATAGCTCAAGCCGTTCAGGTAGTAACGCCGGCGTTAATCGCGCTTGTTACAGTGGTTGGCGGCGTTGTGAATACAATAGTAAACTCAATAGGAAATGTGCTTGTAAATTGTATCAGCGCGGCAGGTTCCGCAATAAGCGGAATTTTAGAAGGCATAAGCAATATATTCTTAAGCTTCGGTGAAGGCGTTAAATTAATAATTGAGGGTATCGGCAGCGCGATTTCGTCTGTATTAGATGCGGTTGCGGGTATATTTGACTCAATAGGAAACGCCGCCAAAAACGCGGGTATCGGATTTGAAAGTGTCGCGAGAGGACTTAAGACCATATCTGAAATATCAATTGTGGACCTTGTGAAATCACTTGGTGCGGTAGGCGACGGAATGAAAACCGTAGCTCAGCACAGCGAAGGTGTAGCGCTTGCAGCACAAGGTATGCAGACGCTAACCTTGTCTTTGCTGAGTATAGCTGCAGCGGCCGACTCGATTATGACTATATGTATTACGCTTCCTACACTTTTAGGTGTGATGAGCGGTGCGGCGGCCGCTTTTGGAGGAATGGTTAGTCCAACAGTAGAATTGCTTGCGGTCACAGCTCCGCTTGCGTCTGCTTTTATCGCAATGGCTTCATCGTCGACGGTACTTGCCGCTTCAATTATGCTGACTACGAGTAGTATGTATGCAACTGTTGCATCGACGCAGGCGTTGTTGGCTGCCGCAAATACCGTTTTTTCTGCGATGGAAAGAACTGTTACATCAAACTGCACAAAAATCGTAAACACAACGAAAAAATGTGCAAACGATATTAAATCGGCGTTTTCGACCATTGACCTAAATTTGACCGGCAAAAACATAATGCAGGGCTTGATTGACGGTATAGAGTCAAAGCGCAGCAGTGTTTTAGCAAAGGCTAAAGCTATTGCAAGAGCAATATCCACAGAGATGAACGCCGCGCTTGACATTCATTCGCCGTCAAGAATTACAATGAGAACGGGCGAATTTGCAGCGGAAGGTCTTATTGTCGGAATGCAGAATAAGCTTCCAAAGATTAAAGAGACCTCTCAGCGTATTGCGTCAAATACAGGGGTATCCATTGATGATGAGCTTAGAGCATACTCGGGCGGCGAGGTTCAAACAGCACGTACGCGCGTTAGCGACAATATAAGAGTCGCACCGGTGTTTCATCTTGAAATCAACGGACAGCCCTCCGATGACGACCGTGCGCTTGGCAGAAAGGTTCGCAGATGGGTTCGTGAAGAATTTGAAGAGGTTATGGACAGTATGACAAGACGAAAGTCCAATGCTCAGTACATTTAGTGAGGTGAGAAATTTTGGCACTGATTAACGGTATGTACATACACGTAACAGATGAAAAGGTCGATTATGAGGTAGAGGCTTCAGCCCACAGCGTGGAAAATGACGTTGATATTACCGATACTATTAAGAGAAAAGCCGTGCAGCTTTCGATAAGCGGCAAAATCGTCAATGTTCCCGCCCCGCTCAGCAACGGCGGTGAAATTATAATGACCGCCGCAAGTATACTTGAGCAGCTTAGAACTCTTCAAAGGTGCGGTGCGGTTATAGATTACAGCGGCAGGAATTCTGAGAGCGGTTTTCAGATAATCAGCCTTTCAACCTCGCACGGTAATGATGTTGCGGGCGGCGCGGCTTTTGATATGACACTGTGTGAGCTTAAAACGGCGCAGAATTCGTATACCGCGCCTACCGTTGAAGATGTCGTTGAAGCAAGTGACGCGGTAACCGAGGGCGGAGACCAAATCCCGGAACAGGGCGACAGTACAGAAGTCTGGTATACCACTCAGCCGGGGGATGTTGTGTGGAATTTGGTTGCAGACCCGTCCGCCGTATACAAAAACCTTCGGCGCGACGGTCAGACAGACGGCGATATGGGCGCGTGCAACTGGGTTATGGAGCATAACCCTCACGCGTTTAGCCGTCCCGGGGATTTTACTTCTATGCAGGATTATGTAAAAATTCTGCTCGGATATGAGGAATAGCTATGAGACAAAAAATACCGATTAACAAGTCACAAATACCATACAGGTTCAGAATTAAAATATTCGGCGGCACATACCGTTTTGAGGTTCATTATAACGACGTGTCGGATACCTTTACACTTGCGCTTTTGAGTGATGAAAAACCGGTTTGCATTGAGCCGATAATCTATGGAGTTCCGCTGTTTAAATGCGGCTATGTTCAGGGAGTGTTCCCTCCGTTTGATATTGTCGCTCTTGATGAGTCGGGCTCGGCTAATAAGGTTACATATGAAAACTTTGGCAAGACGGTATTCCTTACAATTGACAGTGGAGGTGAAATCGTTGATGAATAGCGCGTATGTTGCAACGCCGCAATACAGCGGCAAATCTGAATTGATAAAAACACCCGACGCGCTCAGCCCGAGTCTGCCTGAGGTGTCTAAGCCGGATGGCGTGTTTGGCTTTAAATGTATAATCCAAACGCCCGAGGTAATTATTTATAATCAGGGCGACAACGAAACGGATTGCTATGATATGGAGTTCGATATTCCGTTTGATGACGATATGGTCGCAAATGAGGGCGAAATACGAATATATAATCTGTCAAAGAACACGTCCGATAAGTTTAAAAAAGGCAACAGCGTTGCAATAACCGCTGGATACGGTGAAGATTTGGGACTGGTTTTTCAAGGCTTTATAAATGATACTAAAACGAAATACGAAGGCACGGACACTGTTTTTGTTATCCACGCTCTTGACGGCGTGTCCTATGACACGTCAGCAGTATTTGAAAAAACATATGCCGAAAATACAAAGGCAAGCCAAATTCTTAAAGACCTTTTAAGTGCGACGGGACTCGAAATTGCAGAATTTCAGATACAGAGAGATTATACGTATAAGAATACGGTGACAGTTTCGGGCGGGCGTGCGGACAGCATAAAAAAGTACTCTGACGTATGCGGCGTATCCACATACGCTAGCCGACGAAAAATATTCAGCAAGCCCATATGGCTCGGCTGGAATACGTATTTTACCATATCGCCGCAAACAGGTATGATAGGCAGTCCGGAGCCGTGCGAGGAGAGCACCCGAAGTGAGATATACGAGGACATATTTACAGGCTATAACATAGAAATGCTGCTTCAGCACCGAATGAATACCGCAGCGATTGCACACGTTAAAAGTAAAATCTGCGAGGGTGATTTTCGCGTTGTCGGCGGTACTCACAGTTATGACGGCTTGTCGGCTGTAACCAAAATCAAGGTTATGGAAAAGGTGGATACGATAATACACCCCGATAACGACAGCGGCGACGCGTACGAAAGCGGTGCGGAATACGAGTACACAAAGTACGACTTGACCGAAAGTGAGAAAATTGCACTGGCGAAGTATGTCAATAAAGAGGCCGGAAGCAGCGAGGACGGCAAAAAAGCAGTCGCCTCGCATATGTGTAATATGTACGAGTATTGGAAGTGGAGCCGTGACAGCAGGGCAAAAAATACGCTGTTTGGAACGATTTACGGCAATAGATGGTATGCGTCGAATACTCGCAATAACAACGAATATACAGACGCCGATATGCGGGCGGTTGAGGAATGTATTTGCGGCGGCAACAGGAATATAGAGCCGTATGTCGACGAGTTTGATATGTGGGGCGGCATCGAATATGTAGGTAACCGCAATTATACGGATATTACAAGCATTTCAACGCCGGGGCAGCTATTGCAGCATCAAACCATATTAAAAAACGGTATGGGCGCAAGCGGCAGATACTATAAAGAGTTTATGTATTCCACGCACGGCGGCAATATATTTTACTACACGTCCGATAAGTATAAGGAATATTGCGAGCAAACATATAAAACCAAACAAAGCGGACTTGCAGCTAAATTTATTGAAGTTGCTGTAGGAGAGCTGGGGACACGAGAAACAGGAAGCAATAACCAAAAATACGGCGCCGAAATGGGCTCAAACGGTGTAGCTTGGTGTGGATATTTTATCGCTTGGTGCGCAAAGCACGCCGATGTTCCCACAAATGTTATACCGTGGAATGACGGCAGCTGCGGCAGTGCCGGATTTTACGCATATGCGGCACGAAACGAGGGTAAAGGCACATATCACGCCAAAGGCAGCGGCTATAAACCAAAGACCGGTGACCTTTTTATAAAGAATTACAACGGCTCAGATTATGCAGACCATATCGGAGCTGTCAGAAGTTATTCGGGCGGCGATACATTTCAGAGCATCGAGGGTAACTCAAGTGATATGGTAAATTCGCAGTCACTTTCTATACATAACTACTCATTTGTTACACCGAATTGGGGGAATTGAAAATGTATAACTTTGATTTACTGGACAATACGATAAAACAGGCAGTTCTCAGCATTCATACCGCTTTTTTGGCAAAGGTAATCAGCGTAAGCGATAACAGGGCGGTTGTATTGCCGCTTGAGAGCATAACTGAGCGTGGTAGCGATACGCAAACACCGCTTACTCACGTAAGCGTTGTTGTACCGCCGAATGTAAAATACGCGGCGAAAAATATTACATACAGAACGGGTGCAGACAGCACCAATACAATAACCGTACTTGTTCCCGAAGAGCTTTCGGCGGGCGATTTGGTGTATGTGGGTGTGTGCGAGAGAGATATAACAGATGCTCTCGGCGGCTTAGCGGAATTGCCGACCGAGCGGCATCACGACATTAACGACGGAGTAATTTTACGGGTTTTATGAGGATAAATAAATGAAGGGATTTAAGATAGACGCAAGCGGCGATGTTGTTATAGGAGTTTCCGATATAGAAACAGTTGAGGACAACGAGCTTAAAGCGCAGAAGATACAGACGGTTCTCGGCACCAACAAAGGCGAGTGGCCGCTGAATAAAAAAGAAGGTATTGTGTTTAGCCAAATTTTAGGAAAAGGCGTTACGGAAGATATGGTGCGAACGCAAGTTCAGGACGGCATTAAGCAAGTTGATGCGGCTGCGTATATTGATAAGTTTGATTTTTCAGCTGACAATCGGCATAGAACAGCAAAGGTCAGCTTTACTGCCAAAAGCAGCAACAGCGGAGCAATTGATGTTGTTCAAAATTGGGAATAGGTCAGGAGGAATAGCAAATGTCAAAGCCCGAAGAATGGGGTGTAATCGAGGCGGGGTTCTACTGCCCCACATATTCAGAAATAATTACGGAAAAAGCTAAAACCGCTGTGCGGCTGTTCGGTGAGGATATAGACACGGGCGAGCAGACTGCACTCGGTAAGTTTATACGAATAGCGGCAAAGGACGAAAGCCGCCTTTATAAGCAAGCAGAACAGCTTTACTATTCAAGGTTCCCGCAGACGGCGACAGGACTAAGTCTTGACCGAATATGCGGTCTTGCCGGAATGACAAGACGTCCCGCAAGCTATGCGAGGCATATAATCAGAGTCTATGGCAAAAACGGATATACAATTCCCGGCGCAACGCGGTTTAAAAACGACGCGGGTTTGATTTTTTGGAGTACACAGGCTGTAATAATAGATAAATTGGAGTCGACGAACGATAATATACGGTATTACGCTGACGTGCCGGTAGAATGCGAACGCTCGGGGACACTCGGTAATGTAAGAAATATAAGCTCATTGGTTGAGGTTGACCCGAATATTTCTGCGGTTGAGTACCAATATGTAAAAGAAAACGGGGAGAACGCGGAGACTGACGCGGAATTACGTAAGCGGTTTGAGACGGTTTCAAAGGGGCTCGGCACAAATACGAGTACGTCCATAGTGTCGGCGCTTTTAAAACTACCGTATGTGGACGACGCTTTTGTTATAGACAACACGACCGCAGAAGCTGATGTTGTATCAAGCAGGCTGACAATACAACCGAAAACTTATGGTGTATTCGTAAGCACAGGTGATACCGAAACGCACACGGCGGAAATAGCCGAGACGATATTTAAAAAGCAGCCGCTTGGCATTATTCAAAGCGGAACGACCGAAGAAATTATTGCGGACGACTCAGGCGAACAGCATATTATTCGGTTTTCATATGTACAGAAACTGAATGCTGATGTAAGCGTAACGTGTAAGGTGTCAGATGAATATGACGATGAAAGCAGCAATAAGCTTGAGGCGGGGATACGCAGTGCGATTGATAATTGTGGCATAGGAAATCCGGTCATTTATTCATCACTGTATAAACCGATTTATTCCGTTAAAGGAGTTGAGGAGGTCAAAGAGCTGCAGCTAAACGGCAAAACCGATAATATACCTGTAGGCCGTGATGAAACCGCTTGCTTCGGCAAGCTGACAATTCAGCTCGTAAGGAGGTAGCGGCAGGTGAAAGAATTTAAATACAACGCACCTGAATACAATCTGCCGGACGCTTTTAAAAAGGACCCGAGCAGTAATAATTACAAGCTGCTGCATATTAACACAGATACGGAAAACGGCATTTCAGAAACGTTTAAGCAGCTTTTTAAACAGCTTGACATAGATAATGCTTTTGAAAAGAATTTGGATATGTACGGTGAAATGTTTTCGGTAAGCCGCAAAGGCGATAATGATGACAAGTACCGTATACGAATAAAAGCGCAAATCGGGCACAATTATACTGACGGCTCACGGAAAAGTACAGCCGATGTTGTTGCATGGCTTTTACAGAGTGATACATCTGAAATCCGAATAAAAAGCGGAGACGCAACAGGAGATGTCATTATAAGCGGCATTCCGCTTCCAATACTTATGGATGCGGGATTTGAACGAGAAGAAATAACAGAGCTTATCAACAGTCTTTTATCTGTATGCGTCAGAGTGAAAACAGCGTCTTATGTGGGAACACTTGAATTTGCAGACGATGTAAACGCGTATGACAGCTCAAAAGGATTTGCAGATGACAATAGCAATATAGGCGGATATTTCGGCATTGATGACAATTTTACGGAGGTTAAAATATGAATTTCAACAACATATTTTCAGAATGGAAAAACAAGGGCACAGAACCGAGCGAGGATTTAAAAGAAAGCGGATTTAAAGCCGGATATAAACCTCCCGCGAACATCTTCAATTGGTTCTGGTCTAAAGTAATAAGTGCAATCAGTGAATTGCAAACAACTTTCAAAAGCCATAGCGAGTCAGCAATACTTGACCACCCCGACGGCAGCGTAACGAAGGATAAGCTAAACGACGATGTATTTAAATTCACGTCAGACAAAGTATATCCGATTGATGTATCCAAAGTCGGCAGCGCCAATAATATACTTTGGGTCGATATCCCGAATATAACATCGTATGACGAGATGGACGGCAAGATGATAGCCATAAGCACAGGGATATACTGCTGTCAGTGGGATACACCTCAGACGGTTTACATAAACGTAAATGGCTTAGGCGCAAGAGCATTGCGCCGTCCGTTACCGACTAACAGCAGCGCCGATTATGACACAAAGCAATACTACACCGATAAATACGTTAAGGGCGAAATAAGCCGCTCACAGACACTGCTTATCGCCTTTTCGGGGGCAACCGTAACACTTTTAAACCCTGCAGCGCCACCGAGAGCTACTAAAGAAATTGCATCAGACAGCAAAGATGAAACAAGCTATATTACGCCTAAAAATATAACATCCCTTTTAAAAGAAGTTGGTTATACGTCTTGCGGTATCGCCGGAGTAACCGATTATTTGGACATTTCCGTTGTGTGTGTAGATGAACTGATTATCGGTCAAACCGAGTCTTCGGTTGATATTACAATAATTTACGGAAGAGAAAAACAGGTTATGAAATTCTCTGCAGCAACCGACTTGGGAACAAATCAAGATTACTTGATACTTGGATATGCCTATGACCCGGATTGGGGCACACGAGAGTCACTCTTTGTTACAACGCAAGAGGCTTTTCCTGAAGATGGATTTTCGACCGAATATAGAGAGGTACTTAGAATATATGAAAATACAATATATTTTGAGAGTGGAAATATATTTACAGGTGAAGAAGATACAACAAGTCCTTCGAGACGTATTACATTGCTCGAAGGGCAGCTTGAGTCAGTTAAAAACTCGATCACAAGTGCAACATTGCCGGATGGCACAACCGTAGAGGCAGCAATCACTGCGCTTGAAAGCCGCATAGCAGCACTCGAACCGCCGAGTGGCAATACTATAGCATATATAAAGAATAATTAAATAATTTTATAAATAGAGGGATATTAAAATTGAATTGGTATAGCATAATTGCGTTTTTTGTGTCGGTACTGGGTATACCGTCGTTATTCTTGGCGGGATACAGATACTTATATCAGCATATCAAAAGCAACGACGCAAAGACAGACGCAACGCAAAAGGGTGTACAAGCCCTTTTGCGCGCACAGATGATAAGCGAATACAACAAGGCGCTTGACAAAGGCTTTGCACCGATATACGCCAAACAAAACTTTGAAAATGTGTGGAAGAATTACCACGCACTCGGAGTAAACGGCGTTATGGACGATATTCACGAAAAGTATATGAGTTTACCTGACAGAAAGGAGAATGAATAATGACAAACAAAATTACATCAGGAACAATAGCAAGAACAATAATACTCGCACTTGCCCTTATAAATCAGACACTTGTAATGTTCGGCAAGTCACCGCTGAACATTGCTGACGACGACATTGCAACAGTAGTGTCGCTGATATTCACAATTGCGTCAACGGTTATTGCTTGGTGGAAGAACAACAGCTTCACAAAGGCTGCCATTGAGGCGGATTTGTATAAGGATGAGCTGAAAAAGTAAAAATTTTAGTTGACAATAGCTTGTAAGCAAGGGTTATTTAAGAGGCGGCGAAGACGGCAGACTCGGCTTGACAGACGACTTAATGCGTATGCTTGTCATTAACGACCGCGCGGGTGTGTACGGAGAATAATATTTAAGGCGGAGCTTTACGGCTCCGCCTTTTGTGCTTTAAACTCATCTTTTAATCTATACGCAATTAAATCAACAACATAATTAGGAGGCACACGCAGACCACGTCCCCAGCTCTCCCACGTGCGCAGTGGAATATTTAATAGTTCGCTGAATTTACGCTGTGACAATCCGCTTTTTTTGCGTATTTCAATTATCTCATTAAAACTCGCCATAGCTTAAACCTTCTCTTGACTTTTTCTCTTGCCTGTGATATTATAAACAAAACAGGCGGCGGCAAGTACCGCCCGTTTGTTTTCCCAGTTTAGCCTGCTATTCAGCGGGCTTTTCTTTTTTTGCCATTTCTCTTACTTCATCTACCGACTGTTTAACTTCTTCCATATTTTTGCAGCCTGCGAATTTGTCAGCAATGTATGGTATGTCAAGGCAATTATACAAAAAATATTACACAAAGTATAAAGATATATTTTGTGCAATGTTTTGGCAATTTCGGTCCAAGCGTCTACATAATACGCAGCACAAATTTGCGAGAGAGCCTTGAATTTTTAGACATTAATTCTGCATTGCAAATTGAGAATGCCGCAAAACAAACCCCACCAAGGAACCGCTGAAGTTGTGCTCGGGGTGGCGCCTCCAATTCTATTGATAACATTGATGTATGTTATCTAAACCTAAAAAATTGCCGTCTTTATGGGCGGCAATTTTTTATTAGCTTTTTTATAAAAAGTATGAAACCTCTTGGCACGTATTATTAATACGTGTATAATATATTGTTTGGAGGCTTAGAAAATTACAGTTAGGGAGATGAGGAGGATATTAAATAGTGATGGTTGGTATGTTGTGGAGAATAGGGGCAGACATATTCAACTTGAACACGCTGTTAAAAAGGGTAAGGTAACAGTCCTTAACCATAATGGGGGATATTGCCAAAGGTACTTTGAACAGTATTTACAAACAAGCCGGATTAAAATAAGATATATGAGGTGATTTATTATGAAAGGTAAACGTATTTCGCAGTTTTTGAGCCGACAAACAGTGGTTTTAGTGTGTATTTCCCCAATTTACCGAGATGCATTACTGTCGGAGAAACTATTTCCGAATGTATGAGTAATGCAGAAGAAGCGTTGGGATTGCATTTATGGGGAATGGAAAAAGATAACGAAGAATATATTACTGACATAATTGCGTGCATAGCATTAAAATAAAAGCCTCCGCGGTGCGGTGGCTTTATTTTA